AGAGGCCAGTAGGCTGCTGGAGCCCCCGGCCTCCTGCTCGTTCTCGCAGGTAAAAATACCTAGCCTGGGGCCCATTCATAGTGCTCGGTCTTCGACCTCGCACAAAAACCCATTCAAGCCGCGAAAACCCATTCATGGCCTGGATTTCCATTCATGGCTTGCGACAAAACCTAAACACCCGAATTTCGGTTGTTTGGGCTTGTAGCTGGGGCGTTGTCGGGATTCCCGGCCACGGTGTCTCGGGGTGTGTCTCATGAGTCTCAGCCTGAGACACCACAAAGGCCCCAAACCGCGAACGGCTGGGGCCTGGTGACAGGTTAGGTGGTTTGCCTGGAGCGTGGCTTGTAGCTTGCGCGTGGTTTGCCGCGGTCGGTTCTGGGCTTGCGCGGTGCCCCAGGCTTGGGACGGGTTAGCGGTTCTGTGCGCGCATTTTGTGCGGATAATTTCAGACCTACGGGCTTAAGGTCGCTGGGACACGGTTCGCCCTTGTTGACCGTCTGGCAAGCGTCCCAATACGGGATCAGGGACTCGAAAAGCTCGCGGATGCCTTCCTTGCCATGCTGTTGGTGGAGCGTCAGCAGGTCGCGCCACTCTGCCGCGGTCAAGGTCGACCGTTCGGCGCAGTAACGCAGGTCGCGCAGTTGGCGCTTTTCCTGCCGGATCTGTTCGCGCAGTAGCTCACGGGCATCCGCCGCGGCTTGTTTCAGGTCGCGCTTGTCTCGTTGTGTGGTCCAGCTCCCGTCGCTCATGGCTGGGTCTCCGCGAGAGAGACCATCAACACGGTCTGGCCGTTGCTGGTGCTCATGCCGCAGTCGATCACATGCAGCAGACCGCGGCGCTGCAACGATCGCGCAACCCGTACGGTTTCGCGGTCTGGCGCGATGGTATGGGGTCCAGGGTGTTTCTGGCAGAAATGCAGCATGTGCCGCTGCAGATACCCAAGTCTGGGGTTCATGGCAAGGTAAGCCTAGTTGAACCCTTACACACTACCAACAAGGTCAAGCCAGCCGGGCCAATTGTTAAGTGTCACAACAACGGCACGGTGTGGGCAGGCCTAAGGCCCATACTGTGGGAGTCGTTCGGCCAATCACGCCATGACAAAACCGAATCCCGTGCTGCTGCAACGTCTGCAGCGCCTTGACGGCTGCGAAGGCCACTGGATCCTGGATCGCAGGGATCAGAACCAGCGAGGCTACGATCTGGACCGTCTGCCGTGTTTCGGCATCCGCACGGCCCAGGATGCGTTGCTCGAATGCCAGCAACAGAACTGGCGCAATTGTCGTCTGCTGTTCAGTCCGGCAAAACTTGACGCGGATTGCAGATGGCCTGGTGGTTATGACGCCCCGTCAGCCTATCGGTCGAATGCCCGCGTGTTTCGTGAGCAGTTCAGCCGTGAGCTGGAACTGGCCGAAGGCGATGCGGACGGTACCGCATTGGACCTTAGGTTCCTGACTGACGAAATGCTGGAAACCATAGAGAGCTTAGAGAGCTACCCCGTATTGGACGACGGCGACCACTCTGCCCTTGAGCTGGACTGCCAGACCGAGGCGTGGCAATCCTGGGCCGCTTCGGACTGGAGGGATGCTGTGCGGGATGCCCTGGCACAGTATGCACCGCTAGCGGTGGTTGAGGCGAATCAGTACGGGCCCAGCACCGCCAAGTTTTGGGCGGATGATAAGCTGGACCTGATCCCGGATGCAGAGCTGGATCCTAAGTTGCTGGATCTTTTCAATACATGCGCGGAAGCCGCAAACGAGTATTGGCAGGAAGAACAGAACAGCGGGTTCTGGATCCGTATCTCAAAGGTGGCGGAAGCCCTGGACCTTAACGACCTGCGAGACCTGACCGGGCTGCCGTTGCTGGATCCCTCGCAAGAATGGAGGCGGGAACCCTACCCATGGCCGGACGGATCGACCGATCCACTGGCGCCGGTTCTGGCTTGACGCTGGGCCGGATCCGGTTCTAGACTCACACACAAGCCCCACCCTTAGGCTCACACCATGGCACAAAAGCTTTTAACTGGCCCCGTTATTGTCACCCGTTATTTGGGCCCTACTGACCGGCTCGGCTCTCGCGTGGTAGCTACCCACCGCCGCGATTCCAGCCGCTCTAACTGCCACCCTTGGCGCAAATCCATCCCATGGGATCATGCGCTCAATTCTGAGGCAAACCATCAAGCAGCCGCTCAGGCTCTTTTGGATTCCTGGCCCTACGAAACCGATTTACAGATTGTTGGACGTGGCCACGATGCGGATGCCTACTACTGGCTCACCGTTTCCCGCGCACTGCTGGAGGCCTGAGCCATGCAGACTCTCTGGCAGGCAGAACTGACTGACACTTTCGGCGGTCAGGCCAATTATTGCTGGGTCAACCGCGAGAGCTTCGAGCTACCGGCAAACGCAACACGGCGCCAGATCGTAGCGGCTGGCAAGGCTGCTCTGGGTCTGACTGGTTGCCGTTGCAGGACCTTTCAGATGGGCGAAGGCTTCGAGCTGAGGCCGATTGGCTCATGCACCGTCGCGTTCTTGCTTCCGTCTTACTGATCCCTGGCACACTGCAGACCCTACGGGCCCGGCCACACTGCCGGGCCTTTTGCTGCGCTCGCTTCGCTCGCTTGCAACGTGAGAGCTTAAGATTAAGGCACTGCCTGGGATGTAACAGTGAACGACACACCGGAACTTAACAGCGAAGCTCCGGAACTTGCGCCGGAGACTGATACAAACGTTTCGACCAACGTCGGCAACGATGAGAGCAAGCGGTGGCGCGGTGGCAAGGGTTCCCAGGTCCGGATGGATGAACGGATGAACTTTGCTTATTGCTGCATCCTTGAGGGTGGCACTGTACGGCAGATCTGTCAGCGAGTGATGGATCGGTTCGGGGTGTCTGAGATCACCGCCCACAGAGACTACAAACGTGCTACAGAGCTTCTAACAACGGAACAAACTGAGACTCGTGCCGGGTTGTTAAACCAAATCCAAGCACTTAGGCTTGCAACAGTACATAAGGCATTGCGCAAAGGCCAGTTGCAGACTGTGGCGATGCTGCTTAAAGATATGGGCGCTGTCATCGGTGAAGCTGCGCCAGAGCAACAGGCAGCAGCCGCCCCAACGCTTAACATCACGGTTGAAGATCGCCGCCAATCCTGAAGCGTTACGAAATGTGAACGCGGGGGCGCTGCATCTCGCGGCTGCCCCAGGTGTCGCTAATGTGTGAGGGTACCAAGGGAAACCAACCCGTGCGCACCATCGCAGCTCTCGCCCTTCTGGCCCTCGCAACGTCAACCGCCAACATCCCCCTGGCCGTGGCTCTCGCGGCTGGTGGCCTGGCACTCGGAGCCACTGCCCCGGCGGACTAGCTCAAACCTACCACGTTACATTATGTTACAGTATGGCCGCCTAGTGCGGCCTACTGTGCTACACTGACAGTGTCAACCAGGGACACCAACCCATGGCAACCACAACACTAGCGGCCATCGCCGCCCTGCTTCTGCTCCCCCTGCTGATTCTGCTCTGGGCCACAGAGTCAAGGCCCCAGCGTGCACGACGGCTGCGGTCCTACGGCTGGACCCAACAGCGGATCGCCGATCACTTGGGCGTCAGCCGCTCCACTGCCCGGCGCCTGCTCACGGCCTAAGCCGGGCTAGTACAACTGAACCACTGCCTGCCAGGGGGGCAAGTTGCGGATTGTGGCGTGCTCAAGCACCGCCCAGGGAACCTACTGACATATCCTCAATTCCTTCTCCTGTATCACACCGGGGGCAGTGTTGCGATTCCTGTAATACCCTAGAAAGTACCCCCTACCCGCAAAATGCCCGATTCTGCTGGAGCACTTACCCTCCGCTACGCCCAAGGCGAGGTATTTTCCAGCCGGAAACGCTTCCGCGTGCTCGTCGCAGGCCGCCGCTTCGGCAAAAGCTACCTCTCATGTATCGAATTATTGCGTGGGGCGATCGAGCGGCCGGGCGAAACGTTCTTCTACGCCGCCCCTACATACCGGATGGCGAAGGACATCGCCTGGAAGGTGATGAAAAAGCTCGTCCCGAAGGCCTGGATCAAGAGCAAAAACGAAACTGACCTCAAAATCGAGCTGGTAAACGGCTCCACCATCGAACTGAAGGGTACCGAAAACGCCATGGCCCTCCGAGGCCGCAGCCTCGCCGGCGTGGTGCTCGACGAAGCCGCCTTCATGGACGCCGAAGTATGGTTCGAGGTCATCCGCCCTGCCCTCGCCGACAAACAGGGCTGGGCCCTCTTTATCTCCACCCCCGACGGCACCGCCAGCTGGTTCTACGACCTCTGGTGCTACGCCGACGAAGGCGACACCGACTGGCAGCGCTGGCAATTCACCACAATCCAAGGCGACAACGTCCCCGCCGCCGAAATCGAAGCCGCCCGCGCCCAACTCGACGCCCGCACCTTCCGCCAAGAATTCGAAGCCAGCTTCGAAAACCTCTCCGGCCTCGTCGCCATCTCCTTCTCGGACGACAACATCGACAAACTGGTCCAAGACCTCCCCGTCCTCCCCCTCCTCATCGGCCTGGATTTCAACGTTGACTTTATGGCAGGTGTTTGTGCAGTCAAAAAAGGCGAAGAATTGTGGGTTTTTGACGAAATAATCCTCACTGGAGGCGCTACTACCTGGGACTTTTGCGAAGTAGTCCAACAGAAGTTCGGCATAGAACGGCGCATAATCACGTGCCCAGACCCAACAGGCGGAGCCCGCAAAACCGCTGGAGTAGGTCAGACAGACCACTCAATCCTGCGAAAGTCAGGATTCACGGTATCCAGTCCCCGCGCCCCCTGGAAAATTCGAGACAAAATCAATGCGGTCAACATGGGCCTACTCGATGCAGCAGGAAACCGGCGGATACGCATCAGTCCCAACTGCAAAGAGTTGATTAAATCTTTGCGAACGCTTACGTACGCCCCTAACACAGGTTTACCGAACAAAAATTTAGGCGTAGACCACGCGTTCGACGCCTTGGGATACATGTGCTTACAGGTGTTTAACCTTGCTAAACCCGAAACCCTCGGTAAAACTAACTATCGAGTCTGGTAATGAGTGCTTCTACAGCTTGCTTAGCCTCTTCTGCCGTATCAAACGCCGGCGTGGAACGCAACTTACCATTACGTCTTACTTGCCCAATCCATTTAAGCCGTCTTCTGTAGACATGCTTGTACGGAGACCGTCTACGCTTGTGCCCTTTCTGGTTCGATATATTTTGTCCCCTTTTGACTACTCTTAAATTTTTCCATCTGTTATCCAAACCATTCCCATTTATGTGGTCTACCATCAGATCTCCCGGATCTTCACCCGTCATATACATCCATATCAAACGGTGCGCATAGTACGTGATCCCGTGGAACATACCCGAATAGTAATGCTTAGTACTGTTGGAACCCGAGGATACGGAAGTTTTAGTTCCAAAAAATGAACCAGGTCTGACACGCGACTGGACATCCGGCATAAGCCAGATAAGTTCTCCATTTTCGGGGTCGTACTCTAAACACTCTTGTAAAATCCCTTGCGCCGGAAGTGGTTTGGGCATGACAGCGGCAGATTTATTGTAGATCCTAGCACACGTAGACTACGGACAAAGCCTTCGCATCAGCCATGGCCGCCAAAAAACCATCTAAAGGCCAGAAAAAGGTTGCCAAAGTCATGCGCGAGTACGGCAAAGGCGACCTCCACTCGGGCAGCAAAAAGGGCCCCGTGGTGAAATCCCGCAAACAGGCCATCGCCATCGCCCTCTCCGAGGCTGGAATGGCCAAAAAATCCACCAAAAAAGGTAAAAAGTAATGGCTAAACCCGGCCTCTACGCCAACATCAACGCCAAGCGCAAGCGCATCGCTGCCGGCAGCGGCGAAAAAATGCGCAAGCCTGGCTCCAAAGGCGCCCCCACCGCCGCCGCCTTCAAAGCCTCGGCCAAAACCGCCAAGCGACCCAAAGGTCGCAAGTAAACCGGAGAAAAACAATGGCCGCCGTCGCTAACACCGCAAAAGACCACTTCACCAACATCGTCGAATACACCGGCGGCACCCTCACCGCCGTCGACGACTGGATGGAAGTCCACGCCCAGTCCTCCAGCTATACCTTCGCAGCCACCGTCACCGGCGGCGCCAACTTCCAACTCGCCCTGGAGTGCAGCTTCAACGGCAACGGCAACTGGTTCACCGTCGACACCAGCAAAACCATCAACTCCAACGGCCAATACGTCTATTTCTACGACGGCAAACCCGCCGCCAAAATCCGTATGCGCATCGCCTCCATCAGCTCTGGAACGCCAAGCATCGTCCCCCACATTGCAGTCGCATACCACGGCTAATGCGTATCCAAACCATCAACGGTGGCTGCGTCCAAATTGACATCGACGCAGAAGACGGCCTAACCCACGCCACCTTCGTCTTCAAAACCCCCTCCCTCCCCGAAACCATCGGCGGTTTCGTAACCATGCTCACCCGCGGCATCGAAGTGCTGGTGCCAATCCCCGACCCCGACGACGAGGAGCCCGAAGAAGATGATTGAGTACCGCGGCGAACGCTTCGAGGGCTACAACAAGCCCAAGCGCACCCCCAACCACCCCAAAAAATCCCACGTCGTCCTCGCCAAAGAAGGCGACACCGTCAAACTCATCCGCTTCGGCCAACAAGGAGTCTCTGGATCTCCCGCCAAAAAAGGTGAATCTGCCGCCGATAAAGCTCGCCGCGCATCCTTCCAAGCCCGCCACGCCGCCAACATCTCCAAAGGCAAAATGTCAGCCGCCTACTGGGCAAATCGTGTCAAGTGGTAAGCGGTGCCAAAATAGAAGCAAAGTAGGAGTCAAGCCGTGGTCTACAGCGCCCAAATCCCCCCGACCGGCGCTGTAGTCAGCGAATCCCCCTTCGTCCGCAGCCTCGACGTCATCGCCATGATGCCCGACTGGAGCGTCATGGCCGCCGTCACCCGCGGCACCAACTACTTACGCGACCTCAGCGAAACCTACCTCCCCAAAGAACCCCGCGAAGACGACGACGCCTACCAAACCCGCGTCGACCGCTCGGTCCTCAGCCCCTACACCAGCCGCCTCATCGAAACCGCCGCTGGCGCCATCCTCCGCAAACCCATCCACATAGAGGGCGACCCCTACTGGCTCGACCTCGCCCAAAACATCGACGGCCTCGGCTCGAACATCAACGAGTACGCACGCCGCGCATTGGTAAGCAGCCTCACCTACGGCCACAGCGCCATCCTTATCGACTACCCGGCCGCCACCCAAGTCCTCAACCTCGCCGAAGAACGAGCCCTGGGACGCCG